TCAACCGGCCTTTTGTGCCTCTTTCCCGGCCGGTTGCACAATGTCCAAGTCATGTGAATAGAGGTCCGTCATGGCTGGCGTCTTGTGCCGCGCAGCCTCCTGCCGCGCCGTGCGTCCACCCGGCGTATCCGTGACGCCGCGGTGTTTCAGCCCGTGCATGCCGAAGCGGGTTTCGGCGGTGATCACCTTCGCCTCGATTGCCTGCTTCACCGCCCGGCGCCATGCAGAATTGAGCGTGTAGCGCCCCACGGCCCTTCCTGATTCCGTGACCAATACCGGACGCTTGATCGGCTCGATGGGCACCACGGCCAGCTTCTTGCGCCAGATCGCATCGCGGCGCGCGGTGAGCCAATCCCATGCCTCGCGCAGCTCCGGGCACCACGCGGTGATGTTCGTGAGACTGCCTTTGTGCCCACGCACGATCAACCCTTCTTCGGTCGCGTCGGCGTCCGTCATTTCCCGCACTTCCACGCTGCGCGCGCGGCACCGGTAGGCGATTTCCGCCACGGCCCAGATGTAGGGCGCCAGTGATCCGCGCGACCGCGTCTTCAAGCTTCCGCGCTGGCGCAGCAACGCCACGAACGCGCGCATGGTGTCAGCCTCGGGCATCCGGTGCGCCTTGCGCTCCGTGGCCTGCGCGACGCCCTTGGCCGGATTGTCCTTGACGCCCATCCGCAGCCGCGCCCAGGAATACGCCGACGACAGGTAGCGCTTGACGTGGTTGGCCTTGGTCGGATGTTTCTCGGCGAGCTTGTCCACCAGGCGCTGCACCGCGGGCGGCGTGATGCTGGCGCGGCGAAGATCCGCGAACGAAACGCCGAGCTTCGTCTTGAATCCCTGCACGACGCCCCGGCAATACTTGTAATCGTCCTGCGTGCCCTTGGCGAGTGCTCCGAACTGCGGCGATGCCTCGAACTTGCCGAGCATGTAATCCAGCGAGCCGCGGTCAATGCCGTGCAGCGTTTCCATCGCCGCGTGCAGGTCCGACAGCAATGCATCTGCGCTGACCAGCCATTTCCGCTTGCCATCCGGCAGCGCATACCAGTACCGATCGCGCCGGTTCCAGTAGCAGCCTTTCGGAATCTTGCCCTGGTCGATATGGGCCGGGATCGTGGGGTCTGGCTTGCGGTGGCGAGACATCAGGCGATGTCCTCGGGCGAGTAAGCAGGATCGTTGGCCGATGATCCTACCCCAAGTGACCGGTTGACCGCTTCAATCGTCGTCCACGGGCCTTCTTTGCCATCGTGTACCGGGATTCCGCGCGAGCTTGCCCACTTCCGCACAGATGCGGCCGTGCGCTTGCCGGAGAGCTTGCGCAGTTGTTCGGCCTCGATGATGTGCGGATTGGGGGTCACGCACGCTCCGGAAACAGCAATGCGCGCGCCACGCACTGGCCGGGCGTCGGGTAATCGATCAGGCCAAGCGTGCGCAGTCGTCCGCGCGGATTGTTGAACGATCCTGCGCCCGGCGTGTATCCCGCGGCGTGCGCGAGGTCCGCGCTGTCCATCGGCTGCGGATAGGCGGCAAGCAGCGGCTGCAGCACGCGCTGCTCCGGTCCCGGCAGCTTCGCCAAAATGCGTTCATGCAGTTCCTGCGTCGACGCGGGCGCGGTGGGCGCCTTCGCCAGCGCGCGGCCGCTGTCGGTCAAGCAGATGCGGTTGCCAGCCATGTATTCGACGTGCCCGGATTGCCGCAGCTTGCCGCGAGGGTTGTTGTAGCTGCCGGCGCCGTAGGCATATCCGGCGAGGAATGCGACGGCCGGCTGCTCGGGTTCTTCGACGCCGATGGATTCCAGCCACGCGATCGCATCGAGGATGCGCTGTTCCGGGCCTGATAATCCAGCGCTGATTTCTGGTGCTGCTGGAGCCGTGCGCGGACGCACTGCCGGCATGCGGGCGCTGCGCGGTTCCTGTATCGCTTCGGTGCCAGCGGCGCCGAGCGCACTCCCCGCAATCTCGCTGATGCGCGCAAGAGCCTTGCGCATGCGTTCGTCGCCCGTTTTATGCAGATTCGAGTCGGCCGGGGCCGAATGCTTGAGCGCTTCGGCAACTGCTGCGCGGATCCGCTCGTCGACTTCCTTCTCCGGCACGCCTGCCTGCTCCGCGCGCTTGTTGGCCATCGTCGCCTCGCGCTTCAGCTTGGCGTTCAGCGCCTGCAGTTCCTCGACCGTGCGCGCCTCCTGCTCGGCATCCTTCTGCAGGTCGGCGAGCTTGGCCAGTTCCGACCGTACCTTCTCCGATGCCGGCGGCGGGGCCTGCAGCAATCGCTGGCCCGCTTTCGGATGCGTGGTCACGACTGGTCCAATCTTGACCAGCTCCGGGGTGCGCGTGAATGCAGGGCCGAACGCGTAAAACTCGCCGGGGTTGAGTCCGCGCAGCGTCTGCAGGGCATCCCGGGCAGACATGCCGAGCTCGTCTGCGGCGCGCTTCACGTCGACGTCGAGCCCGGTCAGCCCGACCAGCTTGTTCTGCATCTCGGCCGCGGCGTCCTTGTGCAGCTTCGACAGGCGCTGGGTCGCCAGCACCGCGCACAGCCCGCGCTTGCGGCCGCGCGTCGCGATGTCGATCACTGCGCCGGCAGATTCAGCGCTGCCCGCTTGCGGGCAGAACACGTGCGCCTCGTCCAGCACCACCAGTACCGGATGCCAGAGCTTGCGCGGCGCGTTCACCAGCGCTTCCAGGAACCGGCGCACGAATAAGACGCGCTCGTGGTGCTTCAGGTCGTAGATGTCGAGGATCGCCGACACGCCCGATTCCATCAGGCGCCGCGCGAGCAATGGCGCGGTCTGCGGAGAAGCGATCGCATCCGCATCGTGGGCCGCCGCAATCACGTAATCGAACTTCTCCCGGAGTGTGGCGAACTCACCCTCGGGATCGATCACAAGCTGCTGCACCTTCGGCGCCGTCTGCTCGAGGATCCGGCGAAGCGCCCACGACTTCCCGCCGCCGCTTCCGGCTTGCACGAGTAGGCGCGTTTCCAGCAGCACCGGGAGATTGATCGGATGTCCGTCGCTGAGATTCACGCAGTTTCCTCCATTGCCCGCAGGTCGATTTCGTCTACGAAGTTGCGCAATTCGTGCCACGCGCGGCGAAGCCGTTTCGGATCAACCACCACTCGCATGTGGATCGCGCGCCGGTGATCGCGGCGCCAGAGCGTCCACATCACGATCCCGTTGCAGTATGTCCGCGACCAGGTGACGTCGCGGTCCTTGCTCGGGCGGCGCGTGGTGAGATGGCGAGAGTTCACGTCTATCTCTTGCCGGCGATGGCGCGCAGATTCTGCTTGCCTTCCATGGAATAGGTTGCGCCTGGCAGAGCCTTCGGCTTGATGAATAGCGACGAGTCCGCCTCTCCGCCAACATGCTTCAACAGGTCGACTTCGACCTTTGCCGAATTGATGATCACCTGCGAGACATCGGCGATCGTCTTGGCTCTTTCCAGTTCCATGGGCTCGTCTTTGTCCTTGAGCCTTTCGATAGTCTCGAACAGGTGATTGCGTAGATCTTCAATGTTGTTTTTCATGCTCGCTTTTCTCGTTTGTGGATTTGCCGCATCAGCCGGCCGCGCAATTGCACGACGTCCTTCAGCGGCTTGGGAAGGTTGTGGATGCTGTTGCGGCGCATGTTTTCCGCGAGCGTGACGCATTCCAGAAGATCGTCTGTGATCTCGCTGGACACCAGCGTCTTCATGCCTTGGCGGAACCGCACGATGTGGCCAGCAGGCACGGCACCGTGCGCGGCTTCCCACACGATCACGTGCACGGGCTTCCATCGATACGTTGGAAGGATGTTCGGATTGTCGGTGAGCTTGCGAACGATTACGCCGCGCTTGGAGTCGAACCTCTCGGTGCCGATCGGGACGTAATTGCGCGCCTCGCACGCCGGACGGCCTTTCTTGAACTGCGTCTCGCGCATGCGGCCGCGCGACCAACCAGGACGGCGAAGCCCCTTGTTGGCTGGCACGTGGCCTTTCGGAAATCGATACGCCCTGCCTACTTCGTCTCCGCGCCGCAGACGGCAGGCGGCAGGGCTCGCGAGATACGCAGCCGATTTGTGCAGCCCGAGTGCAGTCGCATGCTGCGATACCTGAAGGGGCGAGAGACCCATGCCGCGCGCGATGTCCGCGGTGCGCTCATTGGGATAGCGCTTCCGCAGATGCGCATCCTCTGCCGCCGTCCAGCGATGGCGCTCATCGAACCGCAATCCGAGATCGCGCGCGCGACGATGGATCGTGCAGGTCGCGCAACACATGAATCGCGCGATCCATTTCACGCTGCGTCCGTTGCCGTGCAGGATCTTCAGCACGGCATCGTCAAGCTCATCCCATTGGCGACGCATGCCCCTCATTCCGCGATCGACCACGGGAATGGTTTTGCTTTTGCCGTGCGCGCCTTGGAAGCTATATTCTTGGGCTTCGCCTTCTTCTTGCCATGGGCTTTCTTCGGGATCGCGGGCTTGGCGGGCCGCAAGGGCTTCGGCAGCCAGCCCGCGGGAAAGAGTTCGACGGCCGACTCCGCAAAGGCCGCCTTCGGAAGTTTGACGAGCTTGGCCAGTGCGAGCTTGTCTGCGCCCGCCTCCTGCGCCATCGCGAGCACGGTGGACTTCGGAACCGTGCCCAGCCATTCGGAGGACGGCTTCCACTCGGCCGACAGGTCGACGCCGGCGGCGGCGACGAGATCGACCACGCTTTCTTTCGCGCCGGCGGAGAAATCGATCACTTCGGTTTCGCGCGCGACCAGGAAGGCCAGCAGTTGCTGGATGGTCGGGAAATCCTGGGCGAGGATCCACGCGCGCAATTCCGTTCGCTTCTTCGGAAGCCGTTCGCGCCAAGCCTTTTCCATCTCCGCTAGTTTTAGCGCGGCTGGTGCGCTGTCGGCTTGATTGCGAATGGCGGCGGGAATGCGCCCCGTGTGCTCGCGCGTGACATGCACCCATGTGCGCGGGCCGTTGTAGCCCTGATAGAACACGTCGTCCGCGAGCTCCGCCGCGAGCAATCCCAGCGCGATCGCTGGATTTCCTGCGATGGCCAGCGCCGCGATCTGGCTTGCCTCGGCCTGCAGGCGCTGCACCGATGCAAACGACAGGTCGCCCGGCTTGCGATCGGCTGGCGATTTGTGGCCGCCCTTGATGTCGCCCTTCGCGGCCTTGGCCGCGCTCTTGCGATCGCCGGGGCGTACCAGCCCGCGCTCGACGTCTGCCTGTCCATTGTGGCCAAGACAGACGACGGCGCCAGCGTGCTGCTTCGCTTCGTCCGCATACACCTTCTTGCTGCCTTTGTACGTGCAACGCACTTCTCCGAATCGCGACCTTTCGGACCAGTCGAAGCGGGTACGCACCTCGACCCATGCCCAGCCCTCTTTGCGCACGCGTTCGGCCGTGCGCTCCAGCTTCTCCAGTGCAAGGCGCTGCACGAGTTCGGTATCCACAAGGAAGGAATCCTCTTCGTTGCCGAAGAGGTCGCGGCGCACGGTGCCACCGGCCTTTTCGTAGGCCTCAATGCCCACGAACTTGCCGATACCACTGGCGACGCTGCATTCCTTGTCCGTGATCGCATCGCGCAGCCTGTTCGGCTCGCGTTCCCACTGGCCCCGCGCGGCCTTCCAGACGCGAAGCTGCAGAGCCTGGTCGTCCGTCATGGCAAGCGCCATCATCTGCTCGAGCGTGGCATTGCCTTCGCGGTAGTCTTTCAGGACCGTCGGCGAGATCAGCGCCATGCGCATGCGTTGCTGGACGTAGCGCTCGGTCTTTCCGAAGCGTGTGGCGACTTCACCCACGCTGGCGCCATCTTCGACCAACCTGTTGAACGCATCGAACTCGTCCGCTGGGTGCATGGCCGAACGGGTGACGTTCTCCGTCAGGCTTGCCTCGTGTGCATCGTCCGCGGCCACGACATTGCAAGGCACGAGATAGTCAGGCGCGATCAAATTGCGCTTCGCTAGGTCCTGCAGTGCGCGCAGGCGCATGCCGCCGGCGACGACCTGGTACTGCTCGCCGTGATCGATCACTGTCAGGTTTTGCAGTAGCCCATGCGCCTGTATCGAAGCTGCGAGCTCGGAAATATCACTGAGGACCATCTTGCGAACATTGCGCGGCGACGACGCCAGTTGAGAAAGCGGGACATTGATCAGTTGCACGAAGTGACCTCCACGTTGATGTTTCGCCCCTCGAGGCGATAACTGAAATGACTCGGGACGCACACCTGCTCGATCCACGGGAAGCGCGCGAGAAAGCGCTGGCGGAAGGCGTGCGCGGGCGTGCCTCGCAGGTGCGCGAAGCGGGATACGGAACAGTTGGCGACGCTTACAGGCCGAGCGCTTCGGCTGGCGTCATGCCTTGCTTGGAGAGGCGGTGCCGCACCGTGCGCGGGCTGATGCCGCGTTCCCGGCACCAATCGGCCAGCGGCTTGCTCACGCCCTTGATGGTCAGCACGCGATTGGATGCTCGGGAGCGGGAAGGCGTGGTCAGAGTCTGCTCGTCCGTCCAGCCCATGTGCACCCGTCCCTGCAAGGTCGCAAGGCTGTGGCCGGTGGATTCGACCCATTCGGCCAGCGTTTTTGTCTGCCCGTTGAAAGTGAGCAGCCGGTTGTCCGAACGGTTGCGTGAGTTCGTCTTGCGCGCCACCCAGCGGCAATTCGCCGGCTCGTAATGACCATCGTTGTTCACTCGATCCAGCGTTGTGCCGTCCGGACGCTCGCCCATGTCGGCGAGGAAGTTCTCGAACGATTCGAGCCAGCGGGAGCAGACCTTGATGCCACGTCCGCCATACCGCTCGAAGTGAGCTACCTTCGGATTCGCACAGCGCCGCTTCATCTGCTGCCAGACCGTGTACGTCGGCCCGCGCCTGCCATCCGGAAGGCGCGTCATGCCATGAGAACGTTTCGCCATAGGTGGAAATCTTACCACATAACGGCAACGCAAATAAGCTCAGTTTCAGATCGTCGACCGCCCACACGAGTTCACTGATTCTTTCTGCCTGGTGCGCACGATCGCGCCAGACTCGGTGCGACAACTTTGCAACCTGCATGGCGCTGTCTCGCAGCGTCGTCCCGTAGCTGTACTTGTGGAAACGCCCGAACTTCATCACGGCTCGCTCGATCTCAAGCAGGAGCCTTTCGGACTGTTTCACGACGGGTGGGACTACGAAGGCCATGTCAGATCACGCTTGCCAAGAGCCGATTACTGACTGGCCGGCGCGGCGCGGCGGCACGCGAGGACGCGGCCGCTGACGTGCTGGCCGTCGATGAGCGCGCTGCCGTCGTGGAGACCGACGCACCACGCGAACGAGGACGGCGAGTCCGCATAGCGCGTGCTCGTCCAGTGCCAACCCGATCCCGGAATGCGAAAGAATGTGGTATCGACCGCGGGTTCCGTGCACGTGTAATCGACGATCGAAAGACGTTCCTGGATCGTTGGCCAGCGCCAATCCTCAAAACCGCCCGTGCGCAGATCGGAGCATGCCTTTTCCGAAGACGCCCAATCGGACACCTTCTGGTCTTCGGCGCACCACATGAGGCCCATGGTGTTGTCCAGCACCGCATCCCACGTTTTTGCATCGCAGGAGACTGGGGCGCCCATGACATATTTGATGAACCGAGGCGATTCCTCGGCGCCGGCGGCCTCCTTGCGTCCGGTCACGGCGTGCAAGATCGCAAAGGGAAGGGTCCTCGGCTCGGCCGAGTGAATGTGTACGTTTTCGATGTTGATCAACGCGGGCTTCATGGCGGTCCTTTTGAATAGCGAACGGGGAGAAATCAGGCAGCGAGCTTTTGTTGCGCCGGCTCGTCAGCATCCGGCGGCGTCAAGGTGATTTCGACGGTCTCCTGGATAAGCTGGCAAAGCTTTCCGCTGGTGCGGCCATCCGGGTGGAAGCTGGCGCGGAACGTGATCAACACGCTGCCGCCATCCAGCGCTTCGAACACGAAGCCCGAGAGTTCAACGTCAGACAGTTTCAGTGCTTCATCCAGCGCGAGTCCGGTCGTGATGCTGAGTTCGTAGCCAGGGAAGTCTTCGTCCCACTTGAGCGGCGCCAGGTGCGGAAGCTTGCGCTGGGTCAGCCCGTCGTGATCGTTCAAAGGAAGGTCTGCTTGCTCGCCCGCACCGGGCTTGCGGTACAACATCTTTTTCAGCGCCTTGTCGAAATGATCGAGCGCGCTGTTGCCGCACGTCACTTCGAACTTGAGATCGCCGGCTGAAACGTTTTCCTCTCCGTGCTTCTCCGCACGCGGGTTGAACGATGCGATCTTCGCTTGGTGGTTTTCGAGATTGAACACGTGGCTACTCCTGGCGAGGAAAAGGAGGCGGCGATCAGGGACGGAAGGGGGAGTCCGTTGAAGCCCGATCGCCGCCGGTGAAACTCATGCGGACCGGCGCACCGAGAGCAGGTCTTCGGCGAATACGCGCACGCCGGGGATCCGCGCAGCGCCCTTCAGCGCCTTCGCGACCTGGCCAAGCGCTTTCGTGTTCGGCTCGATGTAGCCGAGCAATGTTGTGTCTCCACGCGCTGCTGCTGCTGCGGCCGCGCTGACGAGAGCCTGGAAATCCTCGACTTCAGCCTTCCAGTTCTGACGGCCGCTAATGCCGGCGGTCTTGGCCGGGGCAATCATGGGCAATACCGGCGCGACGTCGGCAATCTCGATCTCGGCCTTGGCGGCGTCGGCTTTGGCGCGCGCTTCTGCTTCCGCGGCGGCGGCTCTTTCGGCTTCCTCGCGGGCGATGCGTTCGGCTTCCTTGGCCGCGGCTTCGTTGCCGGCGGCGCGTTCACGCTCGATCGCGACCAGTCGTTCGCGTTCGGCCTTGATCTGTTCCTCGCGGATTCGGCGCGCCTCAGCTTCAGCGGCCGCCTGCTCGCGTTCCAGACGCTCGCGTTCGGCTTTGGCGACGGCTTCAGCTTCGCGGCGCTTGCGGTCGGCTTCTTCGCGTTCCTTGACCTGATACGCGACGATGCCCTTGCGCAGCAATCCTTCGGCTTCGGCCAGCCGATCGGTGGGCGTGCGAAACAGGTCCATGATCCGCTTCTTGGCTTCATCGATCGGCCGGGTGAGAGACAGGCGCAGTTCCTCAATCTCCTTCTTGCGCGCGACCAGGCGGCGCAGTTCTTCGCCGGCCACATCCAGAGCGGCGGGCGAATCGATCTCGAGGGTGAGTGCCAGCTCGTGCGCTGAGTTGGCGATTCGAGAGGCTTGAGCGAGTTCGCGCGATTCGCTGACATCGGCATTCATGCGGCTTTCTCCAGATAGTTGTGCAGCGTCAAGGCCGCGAGGAATACGCGGAGGTCGTTCGGGTCTTTCTGAGGCACCAAGCGCCAGCGTTCCGGCGTCAGGTGCAAGGCGTAGCGGTCGGAGACCTGCCACTCGCCGTCGTAAAGCTCGGCGAGCGCGGCGCGATACGCGGCGGTCTGGGGCCCCGCACTGCGCGGCACGGCGGCGGTGCGTTTTGCATCAATGATTGCGCGTGTGCCGTTGAGCGTACCGGCAAGATCGAGCGTCCCGGCGTAGCCATACCTGGCCGAGTGAACACGACATTCGCTGTGAATCACCTGGAATCCGGATTGCGCACGGAACTGACGCCATTGCGCGAGATAAGGACGCAGCGAATCGTCCAACGGGTCTTCATCCAACGTTCCCGCGATGTCGAGCTCGATCAGCTTGTGGACGGCCTTCCCGAGCAGTGCGCTGCGTTCCATGGTTTCGCGGTCGACGGCGCGGTACTCGTGTGCGGTGATTGGGCGCAGCACTGTCGTCACACCCGGCAATACATTGCCGTCGAGGCGGTACTCGTGCTCGACTTCATCGAATTGCAGGCCGTCCGCCACGATCAACCTTCCTGCGCCGCAGCGGCGTCGGCATCGATCATCGACTGCAGCTCGTCACGAACTGCGTTGAAGTTGGCCGTATCAATCGCCGGGTACCGCTCGGAAAGCGCTTCCTTCGTGACGCCGGCGCGCTTGGCCAGATCGTCGAGGATGCGCTTGAGCGATGCGGAGAGCGGCTTGCCGGCGTGCGCGGGCGTCCCAACTTCCGGAACTTCCGCTTGCCCGGAGACGTCAGCCTGTTGTGCTTGCGCCTCCTGCTTCTCGGGCGCTTTCGCCTGCGGCATTGCCACCCCAGGCGCAGTCTCGGCACCAATTTCTGACGCATCCTGTTCTACCGGCGCCCACGTGCCATCGATCGCATCATCGATATCGACGTGCTGCTTCCCGGTATCGGCCGTGTTGTCGAGCGCGAGCGCCGTCGCAAGCTCTGCGGATTTCGGCAGATATTTGCAAATGCGACGGATCAGGGTCTTGCGCCACATCTCCTCTTCGTCGGTGTCCCAAGGCGTTTTCTTGCCATACTTCCGCGCATTGATCACGTTTTGCGAGCGATCGCGGATCGCTTCGATCTGCCGGCGCGTCATGACCTCGACATGGAATCCACCGCCGTCGATTTCCGCGACAGCGTAGGCCAGCCGCGCTTCGCCGGGGTCGCCATCCAACACCGGCTTGTGGACCAAGCGTGTGGTGAGCCCAACTTCGTACTCGAACGTGTCGTTCGCGTGAACGACATGCGCTTCGATGCGCGATACCTTGCCGCTCCGGCGCACCAGCTCGATCAGGCCCTGATAGCCGATTTGCAGCTGGCACTCGTCCTTGTACGGGATCAGATAACACTGACCCATGACGCCTGGCTCAAGCCCGAGCTGCGAGGCGATGATGATCGATGCGAATACACTGCGGGGCTCGCACTTCGCGAGTTTTGGATTGCTGCGGAAGCTCGTCAGCGCAATGCGCGCCATGCGATCGCCGTCCAGATGCTTCGGCAGCGCGCGCGCGATCTCGCCCTTGAAGCGCTCCAGCATCGCCGGGAAATTGTCCGGAGCCCTGCGTGTGATCTGTTGAGTGTGCTCGTTCATTGCTTCATGTCCTTGGATTGAGAACCGGCCACCTCGCTACGCGCGGAGGGGTTGCGCGCCTGACCTGCGAGGCGGCCGGGGAAACGCTTTGGCCAAGAGCCGATTACTGACTGGCCGGCGCGGCGCGGCGGCACGCGAGGACGCGGCCGCAGCCGTCCTGGCCGTCGATGAGCGCGTAGCCGCTGCGGAGATTGACGAACCACGCGTACGAGGACGGCGCTTCGGCATCGACTGTGGCCGTCCAGCACCAGGTGCCTTCGACGCCAGGGAATGCTTCGGTGTCGATCGCCGGCACGTAGCGGGAGCGATCGCACAGCGCGAACAGCTCTTCGACCTCCGGCAAACGCCAGTCTTTGGCGGACGCCAGATCCATCGCCGCACAGGCGTCTTTCGCCTCCGTATACGTCAGGCGCTTGGGGCTGATGAAGCTTGCCGACCAGATCAGGCCGGTGCGCTGATCGAGCACGGCGACGTGATCTTTTGCATCGGCCTGGAGCTGCGCGCCATCGGCGCCGATCTTTACGAAATGCTGTTGCATGAAGGTGTCTCCTGTGGAAAGGAATGTGCTCAACGCTCGCTCTTCGCGATGATTTCGAGCGCTTCTTCGTAGCTGGGGAGTTCCGCGCGCTTGCCGTCCTTCGAGAGCAGCGACTGCGCGCGGGCGCGGATCGTGATTTCCTGGGCGGTCGGCATCGCCGGCAAACGCTCAACCTTGTGGCCGCCTGCGAAGCCGTACTGAATCGGCTTGAACGGCTGCGGCTCGGGTTGCGGGCAGTTCGGTACGGCGCGGAGCTTGCGGGCGGTTCTCATGCCGTCACCTCGACCTGTTCCGCGAGCGCGTCCTTGGCCCGCTCTGTCGCGGTGGCAATGATCGAATTGCGAAGGTGCAGCATCAGGCGTCGGCCTGCTGCGCACTCGTCGCCGTCCATCGCCGCGAAGATCACGTCGTTTTCCGCGGCCGGCGTCAGGTCATGCAGGGCATCGGCCCACGCTTCGGGATTGCGCAGGGCCAGTTCGCGCGCCTGGCGCACGTACGCCTGCACGCTGTCGGCACCATGGGTTGCGATCGTCAGTTGGCACATTTCGGCGACCCTCCGTTCTTCTGTTGACGTTCTTCGTCGAACGCGCGCAGCAATGCTTGGGCGTGCTCCGGCTGCGCGACGCATGCGCTCACCAGCGCATCACCGGCCTCGTCGGCGTCGATGGGCTCCGGGTGGCGCGTGAAATCACCGCGCTGGAAATACTCGTCGTCCCACACCAGCAAGCCGCCCGGACCCCTGATCTGTTTCATGGGATTACCTTCCAGGCACGGCCCAGCAGGATCGCGACGGCGATCGCCAGCGCGCAGACCAGGAACGGCCACGAGTCGACCAGCGAGCGCGGCTCGTCGGCCATCGGCGTCAGCTTGCGCCGGTATTCGCCCAACGCCTTGCGCACGGCCTTGGGCAGACGCCGCGGCGGGGCCTTGTGGCCCGGCTTCGCGGCGCGCCAGTCCGGCGCCTGATTGGCGACGTGGTGATCGCGCGTGTTCATGCCGGCGCACCTTCGGCCTGGACGGCCTTGGCCGCGTCCGTCGCCGCTTCGGTGATCGCGCGCGAAAGGGCGTCGCGGAGTTGCACGGCCTCCTCAGGACGCATCGAGATGCAAGCATCGCCACACCAAATGCTGATTTCGCCGGTGCACTCAATCCTGACGGTCGCGGGTTTCGCGTAGACGCCGCTGTGTGCGTGTGCCATGTTCAGTTCCCCTCTTCAAGTTCGTTGACCAGCGCCCGCGCCTGCTCCAGCTTCGCCTTCGCGGACGCGCGCAATTCGCCCTCGTGCAGACGCACGATTGCGATCAGGTGTTTGAGTGAGCCGAGCATCCGCAGCGACGCGGCCATCAACTCCGCGTCCTGCTGGTGCGTGTAGACGATGGCGATCGGGTCGTGATGCGTGTTACGCACCGACCAGGTCTTGATGCCCCTGATCACCAGCCTGGCTGCGTGCCATGGACCCCGCGTGAACCTTGCCATCTCGCTTGCCCCGTCTGGCCGCTGGATCGCGGCGACGGGAGTAAATTACCAAACAGTAATCGGCGTGTCAATACTTTTTGGTAATAATTTTTGCCAGCATCAAACCCCTCGCCGGAGCGGCCCCGTCAAGTGCGCTGGATCACGGGTTTACGTTCCGTGACAGTTGTTTACCGTGTCCCTCGGCTGGCGCAAGGCGTGCACGTATTCCCGTCGCACCCGGTGAGCCTACTTGCCGGTTCACTGACCCGACAGAAGAGGGGGATTCACCGTGGACAAGGGAATTACGGACAAGCTCGTTCGCGCGGCGATCGCTAGGTGCGGCTGCGATTGCGTAGCGCGGGCAACTCAGACTGGACAGCTTCCAGAATGTTGGCTGGGAAGGTATCTGGTGCAGGCTTCATGCGAGCCAGCTCGCTCACGAACTCCATCCCTGCGGCTGGTATCGACAGGGCCAGGGCGCGAGCCAGCGCCGACACGACCACGCCCAACTCCGCTACTTCGCGTGATGCATTGCCGCTCGGATCAAGAGGAAGCGGATGCACCAGGTAGCCCTTAGGCATTGCCGCCTGCGCTTCCAAGCGAAGCGCTTTTTTCTCGCCGAAGGACTTGTGGCTCAGCAGTGCTGATAGCTCACCCTGGTTGATTTCGTGGCCGCGTTTCTTGGCATCGGCAATGAACGCCTGTTGCGAACCGCCGAACTTGCGATTGATCCAATCCGCGAGCTTGCGACGCCGTTCCACGACGATGTCGGTATCCATTGCCATGGTTGAAGTATCCATTACCTACTGGTACAACACCAAAAGGTATTGACGGCCAATTACTAAGTGGTAATATCGCGGCATGGAATCGCTCCGGTCTTACCTCAAATCATTGGAACCGTCCGATCAGGCGGCCTACGCCAAGCGCTGCGGCACGACGATCGGGTATCTCCGCAAAGCCCTCAGCACGAAGCCAAATCTCGACGGTGCCTTGGTGCGCCTGCTGTGGGATCACAGCCACGGAAAGGTGAGTCGCCACGAGCTGCGTTCCGACATCTGGACTCGAATCGAGGACGACGTTTGGCCAGAGCAGACATTTCCACAAGAACAAGCAGCCTGACCCCGGCCGCCCTCCATGGCAGTCGGGGTTTTTATTTTGCCCACGCAAGCCTCTCAACGCTTCACAACTTCGTTGCTACCCATGACTGACCAGCTCGCGATTCCGGTTTCAGTGACGCCCGATGAAGTGGCGCGGGAAAAGACGCTGGGCGGCGCGATCGAGCTTTGCGCGAAGGTTGCGGGCTTCGATCTGGACAAGCAATTGCAGATGGCGCTGGGCGTAGACAAGGCGCAGTTTTCGCGCTGGCAGTCCGGCGACGAAGGCATCAAGTGGCCGAAGCTGTCCGCGCTGATGGATCACTGCGGCAACAATGCGCCGCTGCTGTGGATGGCCTACGCGCGCGGCTTCGACCTGCACGCCATGCGCATGCGGGAAACCGAAACCGAACGTGAGAACCGGATGCTGCGCGAGGAAAACGCTGCGCTGCGCCGCGTACTTCAGGCCAAAACCCCATGACCTACTTCGCCGGCTATGCACTGCTGTGCATCGGTTTCTGCGGCGGATGGATCGTCTGTGCAATTTGGAGGCGTGATCAGCCATGAATCCCTTGCTCTCGCTCGACGAATCCGAAATTGAAGCCCTTCAGGCACACCACGCCGAGTTCATCGGCCAGTGCGACGACGCCGAATGCGATCGGCACATGAAGCGCATCGAACAGCTTGAGCGGTGCAAGCCTTCGTCGCACTACTTGCACGACTTCGAGCGTGCCGCATGAACGCGCCGAAGCTTCACCTGGTCACACAAACGCCCGACGAGCGCATCGAAGCGCTGCTGACAGAGCTTGGCGCGCTGGTGCATGACATGTCCCTTTCTGAAGTCCGGCGCCGTCGTCTGTGGCGCGCGTATTGCGAGATTCACGCATGCCGCTCGCCGGAAACAGTGGCACGGATGGAAAAGGACATGGGGCTGAAAACGAAATGAGTTCACCGCGCGCCGTCGCCACGGAGTCATGCCCCGTGGAGCAGCCGTACCGCAGTCCGGTCGGCGGTCGCGCGTTCTCTTTGACTGCGAGGCGCGCCCTCAAACGTGGGGCGCTGTGGGCATTCTGCTGGCACCTGGTACCTGCATGGTTGGTGACGGCAGTCTTTCGGTTGTTTCGACTGCGGGGTTTGTGATGGCTGGTGACTGGATCAAGATGCGCTCCGATTTGGCCGAAGACCCTTCGGTGATCGGGATTGCCGCGAAGGTGGGGATTGATGAATTCGCCGTCGTAGGGCGGCTCCATCATCTGTGGGCATGGGTCGATTGTCAGTCACGCGATGGTCACGCTGACGGCGTGACACATTCGTGGATTGATCGCAAGGTTCAATGTCCAGGGTTTGCGCTGGCGATGCAGGCAGTTGGATGGTTGATTGTTGACGAAACCGGGATGCAAATTCCGAACTTCGAACGCCACAACGGGAAAACCGCTAAAACTCGGGCACTTAGCGCAAACCGACAACAAAACCGTCGCGCTTCTGTCACGCATCCTGTAGCTGAATCAGTAACGCAATTGAATACAAATGAGTCACGCAGTCCGCGTGACATTTGCGTGACCAGAGAAGAGAAGAGAAGAGAAGAGAAGAAAGAGCAAAAGCAAAAGCTCACGCCATCGGCTTCGCCGACGGCTGACGCGAAGATGCCGGATTTGCCCGAATGGGTGAACGGTGAAGCGTGGGAAGGTTTCGCCGCAATGCGGCGACGCGAGCGCCACCCCTTGACGCCAAGAGCGGCCAAGCTGGTGCTGAACGAACTCACGCGATTGCGAGATACCGGGCAAGACGCGAATGCGGTGCTGGATCAGTCCACCAGGCAAGGCTGGCGAGACGTGTATCCGCTGAAGCCATCGCAGCAATCGGGGAGGCCGCAGAACAGGCCCGAGCCACCTGACTACCTCGCCGGAGCGGTGTGATGCGCGCAAGCGAGATTGCCGGCAGGCTGGCGATGCAGGTGGAACCGGTGTGCCGTTACCTGCTCCCGAACGGCCGCCGGCTCGGGAACGAGTGGCGGGTTGGCGGCGTGGACGGCGAGGCTGGAAAGTCCATGGGCGTGCATCTCGGCGCCGACAAGCCGGGCGTCTGGATGGATGGCGCGACCGGGCAGGCCGGTGATCTGATCGGGCTGTGGATGGCGGCGCGGAACCTTTCGCTGAAGGACGCGTGCCGCGAGGCCTGTGAGTTCCTGGGCATTCGCGACGATCGCCCGGAGCATCATCCGAAGCCGTACCGGAAGCCGGATCGCGGTGGCGTGACGCGGCTGTCCGTCGAGCATCTGGAATGGCTTCTGGACGTCCGGAAGCTGCCGATCGAAACGGTTGAAAAGTACAAGCTCGCGAGCCGGGGCGATCGGCTGATGTTCCCGTACCTGCGCGGCGAGGAACTGGTGTTCGCGAAGTACCGGAAGCTGCCCAAGCAGTTCAGCGCGGAGGGCGATTGCGAACCGATCCTGTTCGGCTGGCAGGCGATCCCTGCGAATGCGCGCGCGGTGATCTTGTCCGAAGGGGAGCTTGACGCCTGCGCGTGGCACGCCTACGGGTACCCGGCGCTTTCGGTGCCGACTGGCGCGAACGGGCACAAGTGGATCGAGGGCGAATTCGCGGCCCTGGAACCGTTCGACACGATCTATCTTTCGTTCGACATGGACGAGGCTGGGCAACGATCCATCGGTGAGCTGGTGGAACGGCTTGGGCGCGAGCGCTGCAAAGTCGTCGCGCTGCCGCACAAGGATGCGAACGAATGCCTGATGCGCGAAGTGTCGCGCGACAGCATGACGATGGCCTTGCGCGACGCGCGCACGCAAGACCCGAGCGAGCTTCGGAACGCGTCGGACTTCGAAGATGCGGTGATCGCGGAACTGTCGCGAGTGGACGACGGCATCCGTCTGCCATGGAAGAAAACGCACGATTCGCTGATGCTTCGGCCAGGCGAGTGTTCCGTCCTCGCCGGCGTGAACGGGCACGGCAAGACGATCATGGTTTCGCAATTCATTGCGCATGCTTCGATGCACGCGACGCGCTGCTGTGTGGCGAGCATGGAATGGCGAACGCCCTTGTGGTTGCTGCGCATGGCGAGGCAGGTCGCTGGAATCGCTACACCAAGCCAAGCCTATCTTCGCGAGATCATGCGCGCGACACGGGAGACGCTCTGGGTGTTCGATGTGCAGGGAGCCTCGAAGGCTTCGCGCATCCTTGAGGTATTCCAGTACGCGCGCAAGCGGTATCGCATCGAGTGGTTCGTGATTGACAACCTCGCGAAGTGCGGCTTCGCGGAAGATGACTACTCGGGCCAGAAGCTATTCGTGGAAGCGTTGGGCGACTTCGCCCGCGCGACCGATTGCCACGTGACCATTGTCGCGCACATGCGCAAGACCGAAAGCGAGGATCACCCGAGCGGCAAGATGGGCGTGAAGGGTTCGGGCGGCATTACCGACATGGTGCAGACGGTGCTTGAAGTCTGGCGCAACAAGGCTCGTGAACGCGCATTGGTTCGCGCGGAGAACCGGGACGATCCCGAACCGCTGCCGGAGAAATTCGAACCGAATGGAAAAAGCGGCATGGATACGCTGCTGCTGTGCCTGAAGCAGAACGCAAGCGGAAAGGAGCCGACATTCCGCCTCTGGTTTGACAGTGCAACGATGCAGTTCGTGTCGGCGCCGGACCACAAGCCGCGCTCAATGTTGCCGCTCGCTGGGCTGGGAGTGCAGGCCGCATGAGCACTCGACGCGACCAAGTCAATGCACTACGCCGCTGCATCGAATCGCAGCGATGCATGGCGCGACAGATAGACGAAGCCAACCCCGGGGACCCATACGCATCGCTGATGGTGGCCGAGGACTGCGAACTACTGGACCACCTTTTGCGCGAGCTTCAATCGACGGAGCCGTCAGCATGAACGGCCAGCCCGTCAAGCGCAAGAAAGATCGCCGCGCCATCTACCTGCGCGTGCACCGCGTGGTGATGCCGGAAACGGGGGAGATCATCGGCGCACTGGTGCCGGAATCGATCATCTCGCAGCGGGAGATGCGCGAACGCGCGCTGCACACCGGCGACGTGATCCGCTGCGAACTGCGCAAGAAGCGCAACCCGAAATACTTGCGTCTGGTGCACGCGCTCGGTGGATTGCTCGCGGACCAGGCGGAAGGGTACGAGGGCCTGACACAGCACAAGGCGTTGAAGAAATTACAGGCCGATGCAGGCGTCGAGTGCGACGTCGAGACGTTCGACCTTGGCACGCTCGGGAAGGTGCAGCGCATGGCGCCGCGCTCACTGTCGTTCGATGAACTGGACGAGCAGGCGTTCGATGCCGCATGGGCACAGATGGTGAAACATGCGAGCGTGGCGCTGAAAGGGTTGGACGAAGAAACGATCCAGCAGCTTTGCGAGTCGGTGGCGGGGCATGAGTAGCGCGGCCGGCGAACGCTACATGGCGCGCGTGCGCGAACTTCCGTGCTTCGTGTGCAGCCGTCCGCCGCCATCGTCCGCGCATCACATTCGCGCCGGCATTGGCAAGAGCCAGAAGGCATCGGACTTCCTGACGATCCCGCTATGTCACGAACACCACCAAGGCAAGAGCGGCATTCACGGCGACCGCAGCGCCTGGTACCTGCGCAAGCTGGACGAGTGGGATGGTATTGCAGACACGATTCGGAGACTGACCAAGTGACAATCGAAATCACGGTGTACGGCAACCCTGCGCCTCAAGGTTCGAAGAAGTTTGTGGGCGTGATCAACGGCCATGGAATGATGGTCGAATCGTCGAAGAAGGTGAAGCCGTGGCGCCAGGACGTGAAGGCTGCGGCGCTTGCTGCGCGCGCCGGCGCACCGCCCATCGATGGCCCAGTCATTGCGCGCATGGTCTTCACGATGCCAAAACCCGCCTCGGCGCCCAAGCGCAAGCGGACTTATCCCGACAAGAAACCGGACCTCTCGAAACTGGTGCGATCGACGGAAGACGCGCTCACGGAAGCCGGCATCTGGCGCGACGATGCTCGGGTTTGTGAATACGTTCGCGTTGCGAAGGTCTATCCAAACGAAGACCCCGAGTCGCTGGACTCCCCTGGAGTGCGGATCACGATAGAGAAAATAGGATGAAACATTGCCCTTCATGCAATACCGAAAAGGCTGCAGAGTCATTCTGGAACTTGGCGAGTAGCCGTGACGGAAAACAGGCGCGTTGCAAGGACTGTCAGCGCGCGTCCCGCGAGAGGTATCGCCTTGCGAACCCCGGCGAGGAGCGCGCAAAAGCGAGCGCGCGGTACTGGGCCCAAAAGACGCAGCACAACGCGAACAGCCGAAAGAACCATCTTCGAAGAACGTTTGGCCTGACTTTGGAGCAGTACGACAAAATGCTTGCAGACCAGAACGGAGGCTGCGCTATTTGTGCAGCGCCACCATCGCGCGGCCGCTCCTTGGCTGTTGATCACCATCACGAATCAGGAAAGGTTCGGGCCCTCTTGTGTGACCGCTGCAATCGGCTAATCGGTCTAGCGGAAGAAAACTGGACACTTCTCAGCGACGCCGCGAGCTACGTTTGTGGACACAACACGCGCCCGCACCTTCCGGAAGCGCTGGACACGCCGGGCGTGCGAATCACGGTGATGCGGCTTGAGCAGTCCGAGGCCGCATGATTTCGACCTGTCTCCAGCACGCCGTCGAAATCGAGCGCCGATGCGCGCCGAAGGACTGGCCGGAAGCGCTGAAGGGCGTGCCGGCTGAATGCAGGGACGAGTGTCGAAACTATCTGCGCGGGATAGCCGCGCGCATTCGCGTTGTGCGGGGATTGAAGAATGGGAAACGTCCGTAAGCTTGTGGCGAGGCTCAATCCCGCCAGCATCCGCTACGGCGCCGGGCGCGGCGGCATTCCCGAACTCACGCCACAAGACATCGCCGGCGCGCTCGGTATGGTGCGGGAAGGCCTTGGCCGGGAAATCTTCTGCCATCTCTGGTGGCCGGACGGCGCGAAGCTCACGCAGGCGCAGTTGTTCGAATATCTGGTGCGTGCGCAATTCGAGGAGTGGAACCGCCGCGCGGACATCCTGCGGGCGGCACAGATCGCGCATTACTTGGCCGATGATCAGGCGCGCGCGAAGGCGCAGCTGCAGGCAGCCAAAGAACAGATGTGGCCCGGCATCGCAGGGCATACGGTTTATCACATGATCCGGCTGGCCGTCGTGCTCGAGCTTTCGGCACCGAACCTTTGCGAAGTGTGCGGCGGCCGCGGTGAAGTCCTGCGCGGCTCGCTCACCATTCCGTGCGGCGAATGTCATGGCGAAGGGCGCCGCGGTCGAAGCGATCGGCAGCGGGCGGCCATGATCCATCGCGACGAAGCGAACTATCGACGCACCTGGCGCGGGCCGTACGAATACCTGTACCGGCATTGCAAGGATGCAGAGGACAAGGCCGTGCACCAACTCGAAAGCGCCTTGGGCATGAGCAAAGAAGCCGCTTGACACCGCCGCACTTTCGAGTACCATTTCGCTTCAATCAGAAGTTGCCACCAAAGCCCGCCCCAAGCGGGCTTTTTTGTTGCCTGGAATCCTGAATGCGCTACCACCTCGCCGAAGCGATCCGGATCAGCGGATTGCCGGCGGAGCGTCGGCGCTCAGAAATCCAGCGATTGCCGCTCGGCACCCGCACTACGGTTGCAGTTCTGGCCAAACGTCTACAGGGGCGTATCCATGAAAAACCTTGCGACGCGCGCGCAACGGAGCGGGCGCGGTGAGTGATCTCGACATGCAGCGGTTCCTTGGGGCGATCGAGGCCCGCACGACGATGCTGGAAAAGCGCATGGACGTCGTGGAACGCGACATCAAAGCGCAACTTGCCGAGATTTACACGAGCATTCAGACGCTCCGGACGGCAGTCGATTCTTCACGCGGAAGCTGGCGCGCGTTGGCATGGACTGCGGGTGTCCTGACAGGCGTGATGGCGCTGTGGACCCTATTGCACCAAGTCGGCGCCATTCACTGATGGACCTTCTGCCGCTCCCGGTCTCGCCTGCCGATGCGCTGGGCAAGATCATCGTGCCTGCGCTGGCAACCTTGCCGCCCGAGATGGATAGCTCGCAGGCGCGGGTGATGCTGTTGGCGATCGCGCTGCAGGAATCCGGCTTGCGGACACGGGAGCAGGATGGCGGCCCAGCGCGCGGCTTGTGGCAATTCGAGCGCAACGGCGTCTTGGCGGTGATGCACTGCCTCCAGACGGCGGACATCGTGTTCAAGTGGTGCGCTGACAACGGCGTCACCTACGGCAGCAACGGAATCTATGACCGGCTGGCGCAGGACGATGAACTCGCCTGCGTGTTCGCCCGGCTACTGCTGTGGAGCGATCCGCGGCCGTTGCCGGAGATCGGCGATTGCATGGGGGCATTCAACTGCTACGAGCGGCCGTGGCGCCCCGGAAAGCCAAGCTACACCCGCTGGCGCGACACGGCGTATCCCGAAGCCCTGAAGGCGCTGCAGGCATGAAAGACCGCGGGATCGTCGCCGGCACGCTGGCCGTGATGGTGGTGATGGCGTTCTGCGGGTTCGCAATCTACGTCGGTCTGGTGCCGCTGCCCGAGAAAAATGATCACTTCATCGATATTGCGCTGGGCGCGCTGGTGGGGCAGTTCGCCAACGTGATCGGCTACTACTTCGGCAGCTCGCGGAGCGCCGACAAACACGCGGAGCGGTTGACCGTGACGGTTCCGCCGCCGCTCGACAAGCCTTGAGCGCCATCCCGGCGCATTGGAGCAAACCCATGAAGTTCAAATCCCTCGCGACCCTTGCGGTCGCGCTGATCGTGTGCGCGCTCGCCGGCTGCACCACCACCGGCGTCCAGCCGATCCAGCCCGCGCAGATTGCGGCTGTCGCATGTCCGCAATTGAGCCTGGTCCACACGCAACTGGTGGCACTCAACACCGCGCTCGAAGCCGATCCGAAAACTGCAGCACTCGGCACCAAGGCTGCGGCCCAGCTTGCAGCGATCCAGCCGATCGTGAACGGCGTATGCAATGGCGCCGCTGCATCCCCTGCCGTGAACTTCGCGACGATCCAGACGCTGGCCCAGACCGGCTTTCCGGCGCTGGCTGCCTTGGCCGCATCGTTGCCGCTGCCGCCATCCCAACAGGCGCAGGTACAGGCCGCTCTCGCGGTGGCAGAAACCGCCGCCGGTGTCGTGGGCGTGTTGCAGCAGCAGCTTCAGGCCAAGGGACCGGGTACGTCCGCGTGATTCCGTTTCGCTCCACGACTCCGCTTGGCTTCGCTGCGCTCGCTCGGAGCGGATGGGACAAGGCCGCTGTCGCCCATAGCCCCGAAATGAAACCCGTCGATTACGCGCGGCTGGCCCAGCGCGCCTACACCGATCCCCCAACGATCGGCGATCCCAGCAGCGCATCGCGTATGCACGTCTATGACAGCGTCCACTGCTTTCGCGGCAGTGACGACATCATGGCGTTCCTGCATGACGCCGACTGTCGCCCGTTGAACGTCGCGGGGGTGGGCAGGGTGCATTCCGGGTTCTGGCACGCATTGAGCGCGATCCTGCCCGCGTGCCTCGCGCTGCCAAGGCCCACAGCGGTCACCGGCCACAGCCTTGGCGCTGCCATGGCGATCCTGTACGCGGCGGTCTTGGCGCGGCTCAATTGCGTTGTGCCGGTGTACGCATTCGAGTCACCGCGCCTGTGCGCCGACCAAGAACTGCCGGAAGTGTTCAAGGCCGTGAACCTGCCGTGGTACGCAACCCGCAACGGTGAAGACGTGGTGACGCAGATCCCGCTCGGCTACAGCCTGCCGGGAAGGCTCACCTCGATCGGCCATGCGTGCGTGCCTTTCGCCAACATCCAAGACCACAACATCGGGCGCGTGGTGGAAGCGCTGGCCGAAGTGGCCAAGGCAGCATGATCATGGCCGCGAATCGACGCAAACCGTATCCCCAAGTTGCACGCGATCGGATCAACACGGGCATTTTGCTAAATCGTTTGCAAGATCATGTAGTTGGCAAGGCCGAAATGAGCAGCACCCAAGTTCAGGCAGCCAAGGTGCTGTTGAACAAGACATTGCCTGATCTTCAGGCAGTACAGCACAGCGGCCCAAACGAAGGGCCGATCCCCGTTGTGAATGGAACACCGGCAGAGTTCAAGAAGGTGGCCGAAGAGGTCGCCGCGAAGGTCTGACGTGTTCACCCCACAGGAGCGCTTCGCTGCCAACGCGATGGCGCGGGCTGACCTGTACTTCTTCAGCCGCTGGATGTTCCTGCAGCGGAAGGGTTTCACCTGGCAGCGGGCGGCGCATCACCGGGCCATCTGCGATGCCCTGATGCGGGTGTATCGCGGCGAGTGCAAGCGGCTGATCATCAACATCCCGCCGCGGTATTCGAAGACCGAGCTGGCCGTGATCAACTTCATGGCTTGGACGCTGGGGCATGTGCCGGATGCGGAGTTCATCCATACCAGCTACTCGGGCACGCTGGCAGCAGGGAACGCGTGGCAGACGCGTGAGCTGGTGCTGGCGGATGCGTACCGGGAGATATTCCCTGCAACGCAGCTTCGCGGTGACAGCGCAGCGCGGCACGAGTGGCGCACCACGGATGGCGGGTGCGTGTACGCGGTTGGCACTGGCGGCACGATCACCGGTTATGGCGCTGGCAAGCATCGCGACACCTTCGGCGGCGCGATCCTGATCGATGATCCGCACAAGGCCGACGAAGCGCGCAGTGACGTGATCCGCGGCGGCGTGATCGAGTGGTTCCAGAACACGCTGGAAAGCCGCAAGAACGGCCCGAACACGCCGGTCATTCTGATCATGCAGCGCTTGCATGAAAGGGACTTGGCGGGCTGGCTGCTGGCTGGCGGCAATGGCGAGGCCTGGGAGCACGTCTGCCTGCCGGCGATCGATGATGAAGGCCGCGCGCTGTGGCCCGAGAAACATTCGATTGAAGACCTGCGGCGGATGCAGACGGCATCGCCGTACACGTTCGCGGGTCAGTATCAACAATCGCCGTCCCCGGCCGAGGGCAACATCTTCAAGCCGGACAGCATCGAGATCATCGATGCGCTTCCGGCTGGGCCGATTACATGGCTCACGGGTTGGGACTTCGCCGCTTCCGTGCCGGCGCCGGGCAAAGACCCCGACTGGACAGTGGGGTTCAAGCTCGGCATGCAATCGAACGGACGCTGGATCATCGGCGACGTAACCCGGATGCGCGGCTCGCCGGACAAGGTTGAAGAGTGCCTGGTGAACACCACCAAGCGCCACGGCCGCGGCTGTGCGGTGGATTTGCCGCAAGACCCAGGGCAGGCCGGCAAGGCGCAGGTGCAGCACTTCACGAAACTGCTGGCCGGTTACAGGGTGAGTTCGTCGCCAGAGTCGGGCGACAAGATTCAGCGCGCGGAAGCCTTCGCGGCACAAGTCAATGTGGGCAACGTTTCGATGGTTCGGGCACCTTGGAATGACGACGTGATCAACGAAATGCGAGTGTTCCCCAATGGCGCCCATGACGACATCGTCGACGGCGGCAGCCGCGCGTTCAATGCGCTATCGGCGCGCGGTCACGGTCTGGTGATCCCCGATGAACTGCTGCGCCGCGTAGCCGCCCGATGAACCTTTTTCAGCTATTCAAGCGCGCACAGCCCGCGCCGGTTGCGGCTGCGCAGAAGAAACGCCGGATCAACTGGGATGCGCTGCTGGCATTGGCTGGGCCGCCCAAGCAGGCGCCGGAGAAACGTGCTGTTGCACGATATGAGCCGGCTCCCGGCGTGTTGCCGAAGACCGGCGCGGTGCTCGCGCAGGACGCGACGCCGTATGACTACCTCAACGGGTGCTCGTTCTACGGCATGGCGCTGGAGAACGGATTCCCCGGCTATCCCTACCTTGCCCAGCTCGCGCAGTTGCCGGAATACCGCAAGATCACCTGCACGATCGCGGAGGAAATGACGCGCAAGTGGATCAAGCTGCGCGTGGTGGGCGAGGGCGACAAGACCGACAAGCTCGAGAAGCTGGAAGCAGCCCTGACGCGGCATCACGTGCGCGATGCGTTCCGCAAGATGGCCGAGCACGACGGCTTTTTCGGGCGCGGGCAGATTTACATCGATGTCCGCAAGCCCGGCGGCGTGGCGGCGAGCGAGGATGACACCGAACTGCAAACGCCGCTAATCCTGTCGGCGAACAAGATCAAGCAAGGATCGCTCAACGGCTTCCGCGTGGTTGAACCCATGTGGACCTATCCCGGCCTCTACAACTCGACCAACCCGCTGGCCCCGCGCTATTACAAGCCCTCCACGTGGTACGTGATGGGCAAGACCGTGCACGACAGCCGGTTCGTGATGATGATCAGCCGTCCGGTGCCGGACATGCTGAAGGCTGCGTATTCGTTCGGCGGCATCTCCATGTCGCAACTGGCGCGCCCGTACATCGACAACTGGCTGCGCACCCGCGACTCGGTAAGCGATGTCATCCATTCGTTCTCGATCAATGGGCTCGCGACCGACTTGCAAACGCTGCTTGCGCCCGACCTTACCGGCGCCGGCGACATCCTGAAGCGCGTGCAGTTGTTCAACCAGCTTCGCGACAACCGCGGGCTGATGGTGACGAACAAGGAAACCGAGGAGTTCTACCAACTCAACACGCCGCTGTCGGGCCTGAACGAACTGCAAGCGCAGGCGCAGGAACAGATGGCGTCCGTGGCATCGATTCCGCTGGTGAAGCTGCTGGGCATCACGCCCAACGGGCTGAATGCGTCGAGCGATGGCGAAATCCGGGTGTTCTATGACGACATCCATGCCAAGCAGGAGAGTCTGTTCCGTGATCCGCTGAAGCGCGTTTTGGACGTGATCCAGTTGGATGAGTTCGGCGAGATCGATCCGGACATCACCTTCGAGTTCGAGCCGCTGTTCCAGCTTTCCTCGTTGGAAATGGCGAACCAGCGCAAGGTCGAGGCGGACACTGACACGGAATTGATCGAGGGCGGGGTGATCGATGCCGCCGAGGCGCGGGCGCGATTGATCGCCGATCCAAACACCCCGTATACCTCGCTGGAGAGTGCCGATGAAGTCCCTGCTGACGACCTCGATGCTGGAGAAGAGGGCGATCAATCGGATCGGGTCGATACATCCAGACAGGGTTCTGCGCGCGGTTAACCCCAATGCCGGCGTGCAGGCGTGGTATCGCAAGCGGCTGGAAACCGCGATCGAGCAGATGCAGACGTCCTTGGTGTTCTGGCTGAAAGCCCAATACCGGGCGAGCGGCGCGGAGTCCTTGGCGGCGGATGAACTGCCGACCATCGGCCTGAATGATGCGCTGCGCAAGCTCGGGAAGCGTTGGCAGGCATCGTTCGACAAGATGGCGGATGCGCTTTCGAAAGAGCTTGCCGAGCGTGTGCGGGTGAATGGGGATGCCTCGCTGATCGGCAGGCTGCGTGACCGCGGATTGCCCGCGATCAAGTTCACGATGTCCGAAGAGATGCGCACTGCGTACCAAGCGGTGATCGGTGAACAGGTGGGTCTGATCAAGTCTATCGCGTCCGAACATCTGACGGACGTGCAGGGAATCGTGATGCGCGCGGTGGCGCGCGGGCACGACATGGGCCAGTTATCCAAGGCGCTGCAGCATCGCTACGGCGTCACCAAGCGCCGCGCGGCATTGATCGCGCGGGACCAGACGGCCAAGGCTACGTCGACCCTGCAGGCCGCGCGGCAAAAGCAGATTGGCATCACCGAAGGCATCTGGAAGCACTCACATGCGGGCAAGCATCCGCGTCCATCGCATCTGGAAGCCAACGGCAAGAAGTTCGACCTGGCCAAGGGCATGTACCTGGATGGTGAATGGGTCATGCCCGGGGAAGCGATCAACTGCCGTTGCACGTGGAACGCTGTGATTCCCGGACTGGACTGAAACGATGCCATTGAAGAAAGGCTCCTCGAAGGCTGTGATCGAGGCGAACATCGCCGAGCTGGTCAAGGCTGGCCACGATCCGAAGCAAGCGGCGGCCATCGCCTACCGCGAAGCCGGCATGGCCCACGATGCGCTCGCCTTCGACTACCAGAGCGTGCGCCGCAAGGACATCGACGGCCGCCTGCACGTGGCGCTCAGCCCGATCAGCAAGGCCAACGTGTGCCCGTACTTTGGGCGCGAGATTCCGAACTGGCAGGCGTTGGGGCTGGACGGCGATCGCGTCTACAACCTGTTGCGCGACCCGGTGGAACTGGCCAAGGCCGCGGCGAGCTTCAACAACGTGCCGCTGATGGCGGTGCACGTGGTTTCGACCGCGAATGACCCGCAGAAGGAATACGTGGTGGGCGCTACCGGCACGGATGCACGGTTCGAACCGCCCTACCTCTACAACTCGCTGGTGATCTGGGATGGCGACGCCATTGCCGCGATCGAATCCAACGAGCAACGCGAATTGTCTTCGTCGTATCGCTACGACGCGGACATGACCCCTGGTGTGTTCGAAGGCGAGCCGTATGACGGCCGCATGACCAACATCATCGGGAATCACGTGGCCCTTGTCGAAAAGGGCCGCGCAGGTGCTGACGTGCTTGTCAGCGACTCACTACCTCCGGAGATTGACTCCATGAAACACAAGCGTCGTCAAGTAGCGGTTGCAGTACGCGCCGCTCTCAGCACGCACCTGCGCCCGCTGGTGGCGGCGGATGGTGCGATTCCCCAACTCAATGTGATTCTGCAGGGCGACAAGTCGCCTGCGCAGATCGCCAAGGACACGAAAACCATGTTCCCCGACAAGGTGGACGAAGCGGCCCTCGCCAAGGTGCTGAAGCTCGCCGCCGATGAAGCGGCCGATCTTCCCGCCGACCCCGACAAGGCCGAAGACGAAGACGAAACCGAAGAGGAAAAGGCCGCGCGCGAGAAGAAGGAAGCCGCAGACAAGGCCAAGGACAAGAAGGCCCGCGACAAAGCCAAGGACGAAGACGAAGAAGACGACAAGGACGACAAAAAAGCCAAGGACGCGGAAAAGGACGAAGAGGACAAGAAGGCGGCCATGGATGCGGCGATCAAGCTCGCGACCGACAATGCCGTCAAGGCCGCCACGGCCAATGCGCAGGCCATCCGCAAGGCCGAACGCGAAGTGCAGCCGTTGGTCGGCGAGATTGCCGCCATGGATTCCGCCGAAGCTGTGTATCGCTTTGCGCTGGATTCGGCCGGCATCGACAACCAGGGCGTGCATCCTTCGGCGTTGCCCGCGCTGATCAAGCTGGCGGTACAGAACAAGAGCGCGGTCACCCCGCGTGTCGCCGCCGACTCGGCCGCTGCGGATGACTTCCGCAAGCGTTTCCCCACCGCATCTCCGATCGCGAGGATCTGAACATGCCTTTCCAAACGGTAGTCAACCAGACCCCCGCGCCGGCCGTGGCGGGTGATTTCGCTTCCGCCAACCCGAACGCCAGCGTCGTGGCCGGTCCCGGTACGTTCGTCGCCGGTTCCGGTGGCGCCAATGTCGGCGTCTTCGGCTGGGCCGATGGCAGCGGCAATGTCACCAATGCCGGCAGCGGCATCCCGACCGGTTTCATCCATCGCGATTACAACGCCCTGATCGTGACGTGGCTGGCCTCGGCCTCCATGAACATTCCGCAGGGCCAGCCGGTAACACTGATGTCGGCGGGCGATTTCTGGGCGCAGACGCTCACCTCCGCCACCGTCGGCCAGAAGGTTTTCGCGGGCAATGCCGACGGCACCATCAAGACCGGCGCCGCCGGCGCGACCATCGCTGGCTACACCGAAACCAAGTGGTACGTGGGTTCGGCCGCCAACGCCAACGAACTCGTCAAGATCACGACCTGGAACTAAGACCATGCCCATCAACATCCAGCAGGAAATCCGCGAGCTGAAGTCTCGCGGCATCGAGCTGGGCGATTTCCGCGGCTATGTCGAGCCGCAGTTCGCCCACGACTTCCAACTCGCCATGGACGCTCAGCCGACCCTGGTGACCACCAGCAACGCAGGCATTCCGGCGTTCCTCGCCAACTACCTCGACCCGGAAGTGATCCGCATCCTGGTCTCGCCGATGAAGGTCGCCGAGATCGTGGGCGAAGCGAAGAAGGGTGACTGGACCACGCTCACCGCGCAGTTCCAGGTGGTGGAATCCACCGGCGAAGTGTCGAGCTACGGCGACTACAGCAACAACGGCCAGAGCTCGGCGAACGTCAACTGGGTTCCGCGCCAGTCCTACCATTTCCAGACCGTCACCCGCTGGGGTGAGCGCGAAATGGAGATTGCCGGCGAGGCACGGGTGAACTTCGCCCAGAACCTCAACATCGCCTCCACCCTGACGATCAACAAGGCGGCCAACAAGATCGCGGCCTTCGGCGTCGCGGGCCTCGACAACTATGGCCTGTTGAACGATCCGTCCCTGCCGGCTGGCATCACGCCGCTGGCGACCGGTACGGGTTCCGGCACGTTGTGGAGCACCAAGGATGGCGCGGCCGTCTATGGCGACATTCAGGCGCTCTACACGCAACTGGTGACCCAGCTCGACGGCTTGCTGGAGCGTGATGCCAAGATGACGCTGGCGCTCTCGCCCGAACGCGAGACGAACCTGACCAAGACGAACACGTACAACGTCAACGTCTATGACCAGCTCAAGAAGAACTTCCCCAACATGCGGGTCATTTCCGCGGTGGAGTATTCGGGCGCCGGTTCGGGTTCGACCGAGTTGCTGCAGTTGATCGTGGACGAGATCGACGGCCAGAAGACCGCGCAGGTGGCGTTCACCGAAAAGATGCGCGCGCATCCGGTGTTCGTGGACCTGTCGAGCTTCAAGCAGAAGAAGTCGGCCGGTTCGTGGGGCACGGTGGTGTTCCGCCCGATCGCCATCGCGAACATGTACGGCATCTAAGCCGTATCCGAAAGCAGCACGCATGGCCGCCTGATGGCGGCTTTTTTGTGCCCGGCCTGTACGGCGGGCACGATCTTTCAAGGAGGTTCCCATGCCCAACGTTACCGTCGGTTGCAAGATCGTCAACGGCGTCATCCTCGCCCACCAAGGCAAGCGCGTCACGCTCGCCGGTGCGAAATCCTCGCGCATCATCGGCGGCTACGGGATGACCGAAGTGGACAAAGACTTCTTCGAAGCATGGTGCAAGGCCAATGCCGATTCCGCATTGCTGTCGGCCAATCTGATCTTCGCGCAGGACCGCGCTTCCCTGGCGGACGGCAAGGCCAAGGAACAAGCGGACGTGAAGTCGGGCTTCGAGCCGATCAATCCGGAAAAGCCCGTGCCGGGCGTGAGCGCGGAAGCCTACGAAGGCAAGGCCGCCTGACATGACCACCGGCGTGGTGATCTTCGATCCGGCTGGATTCGTCGCCCGCTTTCCAGAATTCGGCACCGTCGCCACGGGTACGCTCACCGCGTATTTCAACGAAGCGACGCTGGTGCTGGACAATTCGGACGCGAGCACGGTTCAGCAGATCGAACAGCGCACACCGCTGCTGTGGTTGCTCACCGCGCACCTTGCGGCGCTGTATTCGGGCGTCAACGGACAGTCACCCGCGCAGTTGGTCGGGCGCATCAACAACGCCAGCGAAGGTTCCGTGTCGGCTGCCACCGACTATGGTACCCAGCCGGCGACCGCCGCATGGTATCTGCAGACGAAGTATGGCGCGCAGTATTGGCAGATGACCGCCAGTATCCGCGCCATGCAGTACGTGCCGGGCTTCCCGCAAGCGCATCCGTACCCGCTTCCCGGCTTCAGGTGGCCCTGGTGAGCGCGGACGGCCTGCACGGGGGTGACAAGCTGCAGCAATACCTCGACCGCCTGCTTGCGCGCGTCTCGTCGGCGCAAGCCGTGCGCGTCGGGTTTCTGGAAGGCGCGACCTACCCCGATGGCACGTCGGTTCCGATGGTGGCCGCGGTGCAGGAATTTGGCGGTTCGATGAATATCCCCGCGCGCACGCAAGACCTGAACTTCAAGGTCAACGCGAACACCGGAAAATCGAGGTTTGCGAAGGCCGCCAAGGCCAACTTCGCGCAGACCGTGACGATCCCGGCGCACACGGTCACGATCCCG